GTTCCGCGTGAGGAGATTTGGGCTACCCATGAGACTCCTTTCCAGACGGGATATAGTAAGTCACGCGGCTCTCCCCACGATGAGAAGGAGGTCACACGCTGGCGCACCGGACTCTACAAAGTACTCCGCGTGCAAAAAACACCGCATCACTATATCATAGATGTGGAGTGAGGAGGCTCAAAGTGCCCGACGAGAAGAAGGATAAGCCGAAGACGTACCAGGAGTTCCTTGCACAGCAAGGAATCTCTGAGGAACTTGCTGACAAGATGCTCGAGAAGCCGCCGTCGAAGGAGGAGCTTGAAGCCGTCGAGGAAGAAGAGGAAAGCGACGCGCAGGCCATAGACCCTGCGGCTCTTGACAAGGCGTATGAAGACTTCTGGGCTCAGAGTAGCTTCGCCGAGCAGCGCAAGCGCGCGGGCAGGGTATCATCGGAGGGGTGATCCATTTGGTGTCTGAGGTGGTTGCTCCTGAGTTTCCTTGAGTATGCTCGAATCCTCGGATACATGAGGAACAAGTGGCAATCATCAGAGTGCCGAGCAAGGCAACCCCACCCACGCGCCTCGGCAAGCAGTACCGCGCCCGAGTGGAGAAGCTCATCGAGGCGTCCGATAAGGTCGAAGACTACTCAGTCAAGCACGCCGATCTGATTGTTGACCTCCTCAAGCAGCGCCTCCTTGAAGTTGCGCGTACGCAAGCCGCACCGCAAGGGCTTGAGGTCTCTGGGTTCATCTCGACGATCGATCGAGAGATCAAGCACGCGACCGGCGACATGGTCATCCTGCTGGCTAAGGCAACGATGCAGACACTGAAGGCTGGTATTCTGACCATCGACATCCTGCGGTCAATTGCTCCTCCCCCTGCTCTCCGCCGAGCACAGGAGGAATGGGATGAGATAGTTGAGATCGAGCTCGAGGACTTCCCCGTAGGTGCTCAAGTGCAAGAGGCTCGTCGTCGCAAAAAGCAACCTGCAGGCATTCTCACTGAACTCAAGCGCCACTCAAAGCCGAAGGTTGTTGGTGGAGGCAAGAAGCCGCTCCCTCCCGTCAAGGTGATTAGCAATGCGGGTGAGATGCCTCTGATTGAAATTCAAGGGGTTTTCCCTGTAACTACGCCTGAGCTGGTTGAGCGCGTCGCTGCGATCTCAGCACAGGAGGTGACCACCCTATTCTCCAATTACCGCAACAAGATCGTCACAGGGATACAGCGAGCTGCGTTGGGCGGGCTTCAGCCGCTCGAGGCAATGAAGGCCGTCGATGAGGCGCTCACAGCGCCCGATCGAGGCAGGCGTCTGGCTGGGGGAGTTGGTACGAGTGCTGAACGTATCGTGCGCACTCAGCTCAATCGCGTATTCAACAAAGCCGCCAACGACGCAACCAATAACCTCAGCAAGGACTTCGCTCTTGGCTTAGTTCAGAAGGAATGGGTCACCGCTATTGATGCGCGTACGCGGCCTGCTCATATTGATGCCCACGGACAAACCGTTCTCACCGATAAGCCATTCATTGTTGACGGCGAAGAGCTGATGAACCCAGGCGACCCTCAAGGCAGCCCCCGCAACGTGATCAATTGCCGCTGCCGAGCAATTACAGTACTCCCATCGAGCCCTGAGGAGCTTTTTGAATTATAATCGACTCCAGCAGGAGCCGAAGAAGACACGTCGTTCCCCGGAAATGTAGCAAGCCCTGGAGGATGGAGCATGCCGCTCCCGAACGAAGGACCCCGGTACAAAGTCGTACCGATGAAGGACAGTCCCGGGAAGTTCGTTGTTTGGGACTCCGCGGAGAACAAGCAAGTCGGCGAACCTTACGACAACGAGGACGCCGCGAAGAAGACCGCGGAGGAGCTGGAGAAGAAGGCTTCCGCCCCTCCCCCCGCGAAGCCACCCGCGAGCGAGCCCCCCATCCCCGCTCGCGAAGCAAGTCCCCCTGTGCAACCGGTGCGTGTGACCGAAAAGGGCGAGATCGTTCCCCACGATGCCGTCGGTCGCAAGTGGGACATCGCAATCGTCGAGGAAGGAACCTCTCGCAACGGGTACGACTATCTCCGCGATACGATCGTCCGTGATGCCCGGGTGTTCGAGGGAGTGCCGATCGGCGTCTCCTGGGAAGGGCTCGCGCATCACGACATCATCGGCAAGGCGACGGATGTTCGTGCTGCGGAGGTTCGTGGGCGTGATGGGCACATGCGGATGGCCGTCGTCGGGTTCGCCGACATCACCGATCCACCGGCGCAGAAGCGGTTGCTCGAGGCGTACAAGGCCGGAGAGCCGCTCGAGTTCAGCATCGACTGCATCGTCAATGCCCGCGAGTCCAGGAAGAGTGGCAAGGTCGTCCAGGAGGTCCTCGCGTTCACGCGGCCGACGGAGATCACCGTGGTCAAGAAGGGGGCAGCTGGAGGGCGCATCCAGCGGCTCGTAGCGTCCGCGCCCAGTGGAGACCAGGAGATGTCGGGAGCTGTGATGCGACCGGCGGCCTCTGCCAATGATGCGGAGCAGGCGCTCCTGAAGGCTGAGGCTGCGGCGAGACAGTTCGAGTTGCGCGTTCAGGAGTCGGAGACGCGGGCGTTGCTGGCTGAGAAGCTGGCTTCGTCCAAGCTCCCCGCGGACACTCAGCTGCGAGTCCGTGAATCGTTTTCCCTCAGTGGGGGGCACACGCGAGTCGCGACTCCCGCGGAGATCGACGAAGCGATCAAGAAGGAGCGGGAGTATCTCGCCCGTATCGTCGAGTCCACTGAGGGGGTTCGTGGCTGCGGCGTCGCAGTCGACATCGGCCCGTCGGAGCGCGAGCGCTACGAGGCGGCGATGGATGGCTTCTTCAAGGGGCATGACGTCAAGCTGAAGAATGGGGAATCCGTCCCCCGGTTCCGCAGCTTCGTTCGCGCCGCCGAGACCGTGATCGGCCGTGGTCAGCGAATGGATGCCCGCGACATCCTTCGCCATTCCCAGGGGTATCAGCCCCGGGAAATCCGCGCGACCGAGGCGTACAAGCGGGTCAAGGAGGGCCTGCAGACCTCCGACTGGGCGGAGATCCTTGGTGACTCGGTCACCCGGCAGTTGCTCGATGCGTATCAGCTTGACGACCGGATTCGGCAGGTCAAGATGATGGCGAGTGCGATCGTCCCGATCAACGACTTCCGCACCAACCGGCGGATGAGGCTCGGTGGATACGGGTTGCTTCCGACCGTCGCCGAGCGTGGGACGTACCAGCCGTTGACTTCTCCGGGAGATGAGGAGGCGACGTACGCAATCGCGAAGAAGGGTGGGACGGAGGACGTCTCGCTCGAGATGGTCGCCAACGACGACGTCGGTGCGATCAAGCAGATCCCGGTGAAGCTTGCGCAAGCGGCGGCTGAGACGATCCACCAGGCGATCTTCGACATTCCCCGTCTCAATACCACCAACATCTACGATGCATCGCCACTCTTCCGCACTGCGAACAAGACCGCCTCCGCCTTCGGCAAGGCGACGATGAACACCGCGCGGAAGACCATGCGGCAGCAGGCGGCGTTCGGTGACTCGACGAAGAAGCTCGGTGCGACCAACCTGCCGTTCATCTGGTTCGGTCCGGCTGACCTCGAGGAGGCTGCGGAGATCCTGTTCAACGCGCGCCAGAAGTCCACGGCGCCGGAGACGTCGACCACTGCGGAGACTTCGACCGTCGAGCCGAACATCCACAAGGGTGTCAAGATCGAAGTCGTCGACTACTTCAGCGACGCGGCCGACTGCTTCGTCATGGCGAATCCGCAGAAGATGCATACCCTGGAGATCGGTTTCTACCAGGGCAAGGAAGAGCCGGAGCTGTTCACGCAGGACATGCCGAACGTCGGATCGATGTTCAACGCGGACAAGATGACCTGGAAGATCAGGCACATCTGGGGCTTCTCGTTCCTCGACTTCCGGGGGTTCTTCGGGTTCAGCTACGCGTAAGCGTGTGAACGCGTGCGCTGGAGTCAGCTCTTCCGAGAGTTGACTCCACGGTGATGGCAGATCACCGGCTAACTTCTGCCTCCTCAGCGAGGGGGATTTCCTCGTGGACGATCCGGAAAGACGGGTTGACAGCCTGGAAAGACAGGCCTCCAACTACGGGTGCGATCGGGAATCGGAGGAGAAACAGATGGCCGTCGTCACTGGCGTCGAGGATGTCCCCGGGCGGCACTACCAGAAGACCTACATCAACGGGCAGGCGACCATCGGCACCGCCGATGACTGGCCCATCTTCGAGGCGTCGGCCTCCCCCGTTCTGATCAAGCGCATCGGCTTGATCTTCGCCGCTGCGATCACGGGGGCGGCGACTCACAACTTCGCTCTGCAGGTGCTCAACAAGGGTGGCGCGGGTGCAGGATCGACGGCCGTCACGGATGTGCTGACGTTCGGCTCTGGTACGGATGCCGTCGCGTACGATGCCAAGGAGCTCGTCCTGTCGGCGACCGAGGCCAATCTCGCCCTCGCGAAGGGTGATGTGCTCGCCCTGGTGCGGACGATCAACGGGAACGGTCTCGCTCAGCCGGACTGCATGGTCGTCGTCGAGTACGAGCCGAAGTAGCACCTCACGGCGCCGGGGAGGGCGTAGCAGATGAACCGGTTCTACGCCGCAACGGTTGCCTCTACCTCCTACCCCGGAGCCGCTCAGGTCGACTTCACCCTTGCCTCTGGGACTCCCCCCTCTCGTCTCTGCTTGTACAATGATGGAGTGATTGGGGTCAGGGTCTCCGTCGATGGATCTGCTGATCACGACTACATCCCTCCCGCCTCTGGGCCTGTCTATCGCAACCCGATGAATCAGGGTCCGACGAAGCTGTGGTTCAAGCTCGAGGCGGCTGGGTCTTGTGGGGTCAGGGTCGTGGATTACTGAGTACCCAAGATGAGGGGCAGAGTCAGTGTCAGTTAGCCGCGCACAGTTGAAGACCAAGGCTGAGTCCTGGGCTCAGGATGATGCGGCCAGAATCTCCCATGCTGACCCAGGCGACCTCGGCACGGCGATCGATAGGGCGGTTGAGCTGTACAACCAAGATCGCCCTCGAATCGCATATGCGACCAGCAGTGGTGATGCAGCCACATTTGACTTCGCCGTCCCCTCAGGCTGGGTTGAAAACTTCAGCCACCTCAAGCTCGTAGAGACCCCATACCCGCCTGCTGGGACCCAGCGTGAGCGTAATACCGTCTATAATGCGGATGCCCCGAACTCTCCCGAGGAGATAGAGGTGCTGAAGAACAGCTCGGGGGTTACCCGGCTGGTTTTCCGCTCCATTACGCCAGAGTCAGGGACCAATAACATCCTTTGGGTGTTCACGACTCAGCACACAGTCCACGCTTCTACGCCAAGTAGTTCGACGATCCCAGCTAATGATGTCGAAGCCCTCGGGATGCTCGTCGCCGCATTCATGTGCGAGATGCTCGCATCGAAGTACGCCGAGACCTCAGATGTCGATATCTCAACGGATGTGGTCGACTACCGTTCGAAATCAGCCGAATACGAACGGCGAGGGAAGGAGTTGAAGCTAAGATACGAAGAGCACCTCGGGCGCTCACCCTCTGGCGCTCGCAAAGCCTCCGGGGGCTTCGCTGACTGGGATATCTATATGCAACACGGCCGCGACCGCCTCTTCCACCGCGCGCGGGAGAGGTAGCATGCCCCCTGTGCTGACGAGTGGGCTGGCTCGGGTGCAACTGCAAGGCCCCCTATTCAATGGGGTGATTGCTGCGAAGCTCACTGAGGTGTTGACAAAGGCGATGCGGTTGAGCCTCGCTCGTGTTGAAGCTGCAACTATCAAGGAGACTCCGGTCAATCTTGGGCACCTGCGCGCGTCGTATGGGACGGCATTCGAGCTGAAGTTTAGGTCAGCATCGCCATTTCCATCCGCCCTGATTGGTGTTGTTGGGTCTCCACTGGCGTATGCCCCCTTCGTTGAGTTCGGTACGGGGCCTCTCGGTGAATTCCACCAGGTACGGAGATGGCCGCCAAAGGATCCGATTGAGGCTTGGGTACGGCGCAAGATGTTCACCAGTAGGACGAGAAAGCGTCCTGCAAAGGGAACGAAGGCTGAAGAGGATCAGGAGGCTGAGATTGCTCGTATCACCTTTCTGGTCCGCCGCAAGATTGGTGTTCGTGGGACCGTAGGTATCTACATGCTCCGTCGAGCAATCCGCAACGAGACACCATGGGTGCAGCGCGCATTCGCAGCTGCGATGAAGTCCCTTGAGAAGCAGACTTAGAGGAGGCATGCGATGAGGTCTATCTGGCGGGAGCTCGCCCCTATCTTCCTCGCGAACTTGCTGGTGCTCTCTGTCCTCATCCTGACAGGGGCTGTCGATGGCTCTGTCCGATACATTGGGGGGATGCTCTACAAGGCCGCGCCTTCTACGCTGGCTGATGGCGAGCGTGATGAGTTCCGCTGTACGAATGCGGGGCTTCTTCGAGTGGCTGTCGATGGGGGATCTGGGTCCTCTGTGACAGCCGACACGGAGCTGTCCGCTGCTGCCTCTCTGGTCAATAACACGGCAACGGGGTCACGGACCGTCCTCGGGGCTGCCATGCTCGCTTTCGATGGCAACACCCTCGACCTCGTGACGAATGGCAATGGGACAGCGGCAACTGCTGCCCGGGTGACCTTGGCAAGCGACTCGACGGGTGTCATCGCCCTCACTACGAGTACCGCGAGCATCGGCAAGCTCGCGGCGAACTCGGGTGTTGATATCGGAGACGTGGATGTCACCAGCATCACGGCTCCGACCGATGCGACGAAGACTACGTATCATTGCGCTACCATCGCTCTTGCACCTGCGGCATCTGCCACTGACATCTTCACGATCACGGGATCCGGGACGAAGACGGTCAAGGTGAGGCGCTTGCAGATCGGTGGCATCGCGACATCGGCTGGCGCGTACACAGTCGCTCTCCTGTTGAGGTCAACCGCTGACAGCGGGGGTACGAGCACCAACGAGGTTGAGGTCAAGGGTGACTCGACGAATGCAGCGGCAACGGCAACGGTGTTGAGCTACACAGCGAACCCGACTACGGGGACGCTCGTCGGAGCCATCCGCGCGCAGCGAATCACGGTTACCACGGCTGTTGGTGCCATCCCGATCGTGCCAACGGTATTCGACTTCACGAACGTGAACGATCAGGCGGTCACTCTCCGGGGGACATCTGAGGTCCTCGCGGTCAATCTCAATGCGGTGACGATGACTGGTGGATCACTGGACATCTACGTCGAGTGGACTGAGGAATGATCATGGATAGCTTGCAGCAGACGGCGATCCTCAAGGCGGTCATCGATGGATTCGCCACGCACGGGGTTCGCGGGCTCGCGCTGACGAAGCCGGACCTGCGAGCCATGATCGACACGGCGGCTGATGCCATCGCGGGTGACACGCTGAACCAAGACGTCAAGTTCGACGCGGCGCATACGCGCATGCTCGCGTGCGCATGGCGATACGTGTCGGGGAAGGAGGGCTCGTCGCTGGCCGCGGACAAGGAGCCCGTGGATGTCGCCGTCGAGCTGGCGTGCATCGTCGCAGCGACGCGCGCCGTGATCGCTCCCGAGAAGGTTGACCAGGAGACGTGACCAGTGGCGAGTGGGCAACTCGTAGCAGGGCCGTTCTACCCCGGCGCGCAGGAGGTAGATGCGACCGGACCGCGTGCGGGCCTCGACTACCGCGGCAACGCGACGGTCTCGGACTTCGATCCGAATACGACAGAGCGATTGTTCTTCAAGGCATTGCTTTCCACCGCATATGGGGGTGGCGGGCTAACGTTCAAACTCCAGTTCTCCGCGACCGGTGTGACGTCTGGGAACGTGGTAGTTGACATCTCCATCGCTCGTATTCTCGCTGGCACGGATGACCTTGATGGGCTGACCTTTGCATCTGTGCAGTCCGCGACAGTGAACGTCCCCGGCACTGATGGAGTGACCGCGATTGCATCGGTCAGCTTTACGAATGGCGCGCAGATGGATTCCTGGGCAGCGGGCGAGTATGCGCTGGTCAAGGTCGAGTTCAATTCGTCGGGTACGGTAGCAGCGGATGCTGAAATGCTCTCAGCTCATGCTCTGGAGACGTAGAGATGAGCTGGCGCTACGCAGGGTCAGCAGGGCATCAGGAGAACTCAGCGCTGCTCACAGCGTTTCCTGGGACGCTGGCCGCATGGTGCAAGCCTGATGCAGTACCAGTAGCACGGAAGCACATCCTCGACTTCCGCAATGATTCTAATTCCCGTAATTGGGATATCATAGTAACGGCTGGAGCCTCTGGTAAGTTGAGGAGGGCCTATGAGATAGCTGGATCTACCACGAATGACATTCG